TTCTTCAATAAATGCGAGCTTGGGAACGGCGTCACGTTCATCTTTATGGATTTGTCTAGCTTCGCTAACAGATAAGCCAAACTCTTGGCCACCTAGACTTTTAATAGACTCCATTCTTTGTGCTTGTTTTAGATCAAGATTCGCTTTAATTACCGGCTCTAATATCGACCATTCATAAGAATCTAGGATTAAATTGCCATCAATTTTAATCACGCTATCCTTCTGAGCTTCAAACATGGCCCAGCCAGAATAGAATCGACACTCGGCCAAGATGACATTTTGAATGTCATCCAAGCCAAGCGAATAGCCCGACAAAAGAAGTTCTTGAAAAACCAGTTCGGCCAATTCATCTACAGTCCCAGCTTTGGTAGATAAATAAACGTCTTTGAGTTGAACAGATTCAATTGTCATCACTATTCAGCCTTAAAAGATATTTTTCGCGGCATTAAAGAGGCTATTGCCCGCCGTAACGACATTAAGAATGCTTTGTGCTTTATTTAGAAATGGACTAACTCCACCGCCATTACCCCCATAAACAGGAACTTGTGAGCCACCGTAAATCGCATTTGAAGCTGTACCGACTTTGGCATTTTGGCCAAAGTACATATATTTCATGTTCCCGCTAATTGTGAGAACTGATGACCGACTTTCTGAATCTAAATCACCAGGTTCAAAAGTAAATGCACAATCAATTAATTCATGAGCTTTAGTCCAGCGGTTAATACGACCATCATATAAAATGCAGCTTGTAGTTCCCCCTTGAGATAAAAGTAATTCTGCAAAATCGGCAATTTGCCCAGTTTCAGTCTCCATCATGGTTACAGCCCCTTCATAAGAGGTTTTAGGCACACCTGCAACATGTGCTTGTAATCCACCAGCATAAGAAACTTCAGCGCTTTCGTTATTTGTCGCAATTGGGCGTGGATAGGTTTTAAATAAAAGAGCAATATTTGGAGCAATTTGAGGTACAAGCATGGCATTACAAGCGAGCATCGCTGCACCAAGCTGTTTAGTCGTTTCGTAATCGCTTTTGTATTCTTGCATCGTTTGAATAAATTGGGATTGCATGATGTTTAAACTCCTTCGATTTCATCATGCAAATATTTAAATACTTAAAAATAGTGGCTTTTTTTTTCGTTCCACTCACCAATTATTTGGCTCAAAATTTCCTATCATCAATGGTCTTGCACCAACGGCGCAGTTGATTTCAATATCATTTGCACCAATTTCTATTGCTACACTTGGGACAATATTTGCAGGGACTAGCTTTGTTAATGTCGGCGCTAATTCTGCCAATTCTTGTAAGTCCACATCCATATCCATGGTGACATGAATACGTGAGGTTAAGAAGTTTTCACTATTCTGTTGGTAGGTTAATCGTGCCGGGTATTGTTGAGCCAAAGCTTTTGAGTGATATAACCATTTAATTTGATATTTGTTTGGCCATAGCATCCTCAAAACAAATTCTAGAAAAGCTAAACCACGCTTTGAACCCATACTTACCCATGTTGAGTAAATCACCCTCATGAGCTTTTCACTTACACCAGGGCGCCGTAAAACCACAAGTCCATCTTGCTTCGTGAAACGCTCAATTACATTTGGCCCAGCAAAAACTGGTGCACCATAATCCAGTAAATCTTTTAAATCATCGCCCAACAACTCAATGTAAGTTTTGATAAAGTTTTGCTGTAAGGCTCTTTCAAGTTCTGTTGCACTATGTGACAGCTCTAACGGCGCTAATAAGTTCATCCTGTCCATAGATTTGTCCCTGTTGTCGCCGTGCGGCTAATGTTGATAGTGATGCTGGATTTATCTATAAACGTCCACTGGTGCGGTTTAATCGGGTTATTCGTAAGATCTTCGGCCATAACATTAAAATCAGAAATATGGTCCTGAAATGCAGTAATATTTTTCTTAATAGAGTCCACTATTTCTTGAGTATTAAACCCATCAGCTAAGAAATAAGAGGAAGATAAAGAATCACGGCCATAGCGTGAAATTAGCAAAGTTGTGATTTGTTCTCGCACCGTTTCAACATTATGAACTGGCGCCAGCTTTGCATTAATTTCAATTTTAAAAAACCGCTGTTCAACTTCGTTTACGTGTACCCGATCTTTATAAAGAGAGTCAGCTACACCAATGAAGTATTTAATATCATTTGCTAGTTGCTGTGTTTCGTCTGGATTGTTTGGCACAAATGCTAAATGTAAGTGGTTAATATCATCCAATGAAGCTTTGTAATATTTATCTTGTACCGTCTCATTCCATACAGTCACATACTTACAACGAGCCATAAAAGCAGCTCTGACAGCATAATCATGATTACCTAGAAATACGGCTTCCTTCTCATCTGTTGGGTAGTTCGAAAGAAGTCGTAATTGTTCAATGCTAAGAGGATCTGTCCCGGCACGAATTAACCCGCCCATTTGGAACTTCAGTTGAGCCTTGGTTTCCTCACTATTAACAATTTCTTTGAGTGATGCTTCACGTAACTGGCTAGTATCAATTTTTCCGTCTGATTCAGTGATTTCAAAGCTAATGATGGTGTTTGATTGAATCGTGGTGCCACAACGTAGGCTGTCGCCAAACTCTGCGGTAATTTGGCGTAAAGTATCCGTTTTAAGGTTAAATGCGTATTCACCTGGTGGGCAATTTAGCCAGCGCTTTACATACTTATAATTATTCCCTGAATCATCATATACCCGGATACCACAAAGATGTAAATCATCTTGGATTTCAAGTTGTACTTGTAGAAAATCTTCTGTAAAAAATGCTTGAAAATCTATTGTACGAACTTCGCTTTGTTCAGCTTGGACAATGACAGTTTCTCCTGGATTCGCATGTACAGTTTGAATAAAACGCCAAGTTCGCCCTTGGCCGTCATCAAAGTATCGTCCAGCTGAAATGACCAGCGCTGATAAACCCTTATTTTCAACTTCTACATAATGCTGACACGGCGTAGCAACAGGCAGAATCCCCTTATTTGTAGCGTCAGCTAAGATCGTACGCACGTTACTTTTCAGGAATGGCTCAATTCTAGCTAATTCAATGTCAGTAGATTGGTCTGCAATCATTCCAGCTTGCGCCTGAAGCATTGCAACTACAAGCGGGTCGCCGTTCTGATAGCGTAATGCCACTTCAGGATAATCTTGTAAATTGATTAAAAGCCGTTTTTTTACGTCACTGAGCGTTTGCATAGAACATATCCCCTGAATAATTTGATTGGTCAGATGTAGCAAGTGGAATTAATGCTGTGCCGACCGCTAAATAGTTTTGTTTCTTATCGTTGCCTAGATCTTCAGATACAACTTGGATGGTGTCGCTAGGTAGGTTCGCAAACAATGGAATGTCTTTTTTAATCTTATTCAAAGTTTGATCGGCTAGATCAATAGACATAGGCTGAAATAAAAGCCTATTGTGATTTTCTCCATATCCGCTGCCGCGATAACTATTTGCTGGCGTAGCATTCCAGTGCTCTAAAATATCAGCAATTTCTTGTTCTCCTAGTTGGTAATTCACGGTTAATCATCCTTACGCCAAGCTGTCGGCTTAGCCTTAGAAGCCACTAAACTGAAGGTAGTATGTAAAAACAATGTATACCCACCATAAATGCCCAGCAGAACGGGTATTACCCAACTTGTAATAAGTTCTACCTGGTGAACAACCAGTTCAACATGCAAACGCCAAAGAATGAAAAGCATACAAAGTATTGAAAATGGAATATTTGTTATCAATTTCATAAAATTACGTTCAAAAATATCGTAATTTGCTGGGTTGTTAAGTAATTGGGTAACAACGGGCATAATCTTGTATAAATGCAATCTGCATCCCCCGATATAACAGATACAAGCAGCGATTAAGGCAAAATCAAAATATTGCGCGAAGCTCATTTATTGCACCTCATTGCTTACTTGTAGAATTTGTTGTTTTCTTGCTTCCAATTTGCCTTTTAATTCATCACGTAACGCTGTTTTTTCAATTATTTCTTTATCCAGGTGATCTAAGTTACTGCGTACTTCTTTAGTGCGTACAGAAACAGAAGTGCTACTAGTATTGCTGCCACCTGTTTTTTTAGGTATTACTACTTTTTCTTGTGCCTGGCGTTTATCAAATGCCGCCTGATTTTGACGTACACGTGTTGCAATTTCTTCTACTGCTTTGGCAAATACCGAAGCTGGCGATTTTCTATCGGCTTCATTAGCAGCAAGAGTATAGCGGCCGTTTTTCTGCGGGTTTACTTGTTCAAAGGTATCTGCGCTGAAGTGAAATAACTCACTTTTAAGTGGTAAATCTTTGCCATTCAGCTTTACCCGCACGACATCGCCGTCAGTACGAACAACTAGCGTAATTGTCTGGCCATTTTCTAATACAAAATCTAAATCTTTTGTTGCTTCAGACGCGATTTTCTTCATTTTTTGGGCGATAAATGCCGTGACTATCTGGCCAGTCGCCTTAGAAATTCGCTCAATAAACTGTTTAACTAATGGTGAGTTCTCATTTACGTTTACTAAATCAAAATTTGCCATGTTTAATATCAAAATTAGTTGGAATGGCCACTATTTTGATATTTAGGATTTGCTGAAATTTTTATTGTTCCCAATAATATAAAATTATATGTTTGAAAAATGATTCAAACGTTATTTACTTGATCCCATTAATAAAATAGACTGCGCGAACAGACAAACAGGAAAAGATCAGGCATAAAACCCTGGTCTTTTTTTGTTGTAAAAAAAGGCCCTTTTTAGGGCCTTTTTTATTGCATCTTATAAACCTTTGTTCTGTTTATAAATCCCATTATGAAAGCCAATCTTTAATGATTTGATTCGTTTTTTAATTGCGTTAGGCGATACAGCTTTAGCGGCCGCTTTACGCAAAGCTGCTTTTTGCTTAGGTGACAGTTTAACCTTCATAAACGTATTACCAACACGCTTATTCACGACTGTAATTTTGCCATGACGGACAGCCTTCACACCTTTATACACCAGCGTTTGGCCTGATTTAGTTTTACGGACCTTGTTTTTACCAAGTTGGGCACTGTCATACTCATCAACTTGGCCAGCTTCCATATCTAAGCCATCATCGCCGTACAAAAACTCTGTGATGAAGTCATCTAAATCATCACCAGTAGGCAAATTAACTTCGATAGTCTCAGCAATTTTGGAAATAGCATCATCAGCTTCATTCACATCCGTATCGAATGCTTTAGTAATAGTGTCATCGTCAACACCTAAACTAGACATTGCATCAGACATGAAAGCAGCTTTAATTTGTACTACTTGCGCTTCAAGTTCTGATACTTCCTCGCCATCCGCTGTTTTAGTTTCAGCAGTTAAATACGCATCAAGACGGTCGCTAGGTAACTCATCATCCTCTAAGTCATCTTCAATAATATCGTTAGTTAATTGAAGCACTGCAAATAATGCACTTCGGCGCAAAGCCATTAATTCATTGTTAAAAGCCTGATCATCCAAACTCATAACTTGCTGTGCAGCATCCCCAGCCGAACTATCAAATTGGTTGGTTGTTTCTTTCTTAGCGGTATTTTCCTTTTGAACTTCTGAAATAAAGCCAAAATGTAAGGTATTTTTTAACATGGATGTTCCCCAAATTATTTATGAACACTTGTAGATAAGTAAACGGCGCGTGTACAGCCCTCTGGTCGATATCCGGCATGTAGTTCAACTGCATCATGTGGACGGTCAACACGGTCGGTAATGCTAATGACGTATTTGCCACCCAGGTCATCAGACTTCACCAGCCAACCAACTTTATCGCTTGAAACTGCCTCTAAAAATTCTTCACATTCACGCAAAGCGTCCGTTTTAAATGTTGCTTTTCCTTTCAGCAAATGGCGTTTACAGATATTGATAAGACGGTTATCAATAACCATCGAAATCTCAGCAGAGTTCGTTAATCGTAAAACACTAGTTTTACTATCTAATTGGGTTAGACAATCAGACAATACGAAACGTGGTCCTGTATCGTAGTGCTCAAGCAAAATTACGTTCACTTTTGCTTTTGCCAGCATTACACGAACGTCTTCGTTGAACTTAACGTCTTTACGCATTGCCATAGCTGGCCAACGCATAGGAAAGTTATAACCAGCTACCGGGTTTTTAAGGTCTGCAAACCCCTGCGCGTCTGTATTTGCATTACGCAAAAGCATATAGCCCATTAACGTTCCCATTCCGTAGCGTGGAAACTTCTTTCCTCTCAATATTTGGGCGCTGTTTGGTCGTGCAACCACCCCATTGACGATAATTACGACTCGATGACTATATGCACTTAGATCATTGGCAATCTGGACCATTTGTTCCGGTTGTAACGTAGGATCAAGTTCAACATAAAATGGGATATTTAATGTTTCACTTGCACGTAGCAAAGTCTGGAACATCTGTATATCTTTATTAAAGAACCACACGAGATAATTTGGACGATCTTCAGATTCAACTAATGCGTCATACACTTCATCTGTTGTTAAAGGTTTTTTGTCCGTATCTTCATTTAAATTAAAATTTGTAAAATTACGATCAAGACCATTCTTCTTATTAAAGCTATGTAAACCTTCAACTAAATCCATGTACCCGGCATTTATATAAAGGTCAAAGGTTTCAAATTCTTCAGTCGCATGGGCTACATTAACGATGCTCGATAAATCATTTTCATCATCGCTCATATTGCCTTTGATGGTCTGAATCACATCTTCGTAATACGAGTCCCACCAAGTAAGCTTTAGTTGCAAGTTTTGTGGATCAAAATCATTTGATTTTTGAGTAACTTGTACTTTAAGGGCTACGTTTGCATCAAATTTAGAATGCATATCGAACTCAATAAACCAAGTATAAGGGAGGCCGAATAGTTCCTCTCTCACACTATCAATTTCTGATAGTGGTACAAATCTTACACTCTCAATCCCATCTATAAGGCCAACGATATAAGGCATGATTAAACCTCCTTAACCGTATAGCGATCTTTACCAGCCAATTTATTTAGCTGTGAAAATTTGCTCACCACCATGCGGTATATACGATCATTCTCAAGTTCAAGAATTACCGTTTGGCCAGCTGGTAAAGGCGTGTTGGTAAAAATCTCAAAAGAGCGTGGACCGTTGTTTTTGACCTCTAACTTACGCTTTGAATTAAGATGACTTAGAAAAGCTTCAGAAGGATGCGTTGCCTTCACATCTTCAGATGGCTTTTTAATATCTTCAGGTGCTTCATATTTTGTATTTACTTCAGCTGGAGCTTGGTCAGGGTTATCAGCACTTGGCGCCGTTTCTGGTGCAGCCGGTGTTTTGACTTCTTCAGGCGCTTCTGAATTAGTATTCACTTCAGCTGACCCTTGCTCCTGGTTATCAGCATTTGCAGCTGTTTCTAGGTCTGCCGCAGCCTTGACTTCTTCAGGTGCATCGGTTTTAGCCGCATCTTCTTTTGCTTTAGCCGCAGTAGTACGCTTTTTAGTGGTTGCTTCCGGTTGAGCCGGATCAACATTTGTATCTTCAGTTTGAGTTTGTACAGCTGGTGAAACTTCAGTTGTGTTCTCAGCAGTATTAATGGCTGTATTTGTCATTTCTATATCCAAAAAACAAAGAAAGACGCGCCATAGGCGCGCCCTTTAAAGGTGTTATGCGCCTACTACAGAGACTGGAAGGTTATGAACCAGAATAATCACACACTGATCAGCAAAGCGTTCAAGAGGGTTCAACTCAGATGCTTGTGTAGCCTGAATTGTTACACCTGACTCGAAGTCCACAGTGTTTGATTCACGAACGGTCATAGGGTTTGTTACAAAACCTACAAATGGATTGCGTACAGCTTCACCAGAACGACCAACAACCATGATTTCAGCTGTATTGTCATGCTCGGCCAATAAGCCTGAGTCTGCCGGAACGTGATAAACGTTAATATTTCCGTCAATAGAACCAATACGTGTAATTTGGTTAGGAGAGCCAACCGCATTGGATACTTTTTTGTAGTGGGTATCGTCTGAAAGGTTGTCAAATAGCACTGACATTTTGTCAGTTACGAAAATGTCGTGGCCAGATGGCACCACATCAAGAATGTGGTTAATAATTACTTTTGCAGAGCTGACGGTTACAAGCAATTCACGAGCTTGATCAGATGTGTTGTTAAATGATGGTGTGTTAGTCGCCCCACGTGATAAATCAGCGACTAATACGCGGTCAAAACCTTTCGCACGGCGCTTAATTGCTTTAAGTAAACGAAGGTTTTGCTCAAGCATGTACTTAGATGCCACAACAGCTGTAACAGCACCACGCATATCAACACCAAGCTCACGCTGCATTTGGTTGATTGCGTCATTTGATGCACGGTAAACAGCGCGCATTGGATATGCATAAACACGGCGGGCAACAAGATCAATGTCTACAGAAGGAACAAGGAGAGCCGGCTTGCCATCTACTTTACGTTCATAATCTGCAATTAAGTTGATTGTTACTTCAGCGTCATCTGGTAATTCGTCTGCAAATTCAACATATACCGTATTGGCTGTTAAATTAGCTTCACCAGATCGAACACGAACATCAATTTTGCCGCCGTTACCATCATCAACTTTAAGGTTATGTTTTGGTACTGGGATAATGCTAGATACACCATCAAATTTGGCATGGTTTACAGTTGCATCATTACCAACTTCAACACCATTCACATAAATACGAACACGGCCACCCATAAACGGTAATGGTTTAGCATTTGCATCAGGTGTGCGCTTGTCGTTATCTGCATACGATACAGTTGGCGATAAGGTATATTTTGTTGGAGTTACAGCATCTTTAGTTGCTGCAAATTCAAACTGAGAGTCAAAGTATTGGCGTGTAGCAATTGAACCGTCTAAATAATCGTTTTCTTTAACTTCACCGAATGTATTTTTTGCGACATTACGGCCGTAAATAATTGGAACTTCATTCGAGCCATTCACGTTTGGCAAATAGGCTACAAGTGGTAAAGAGTTTGCAATACGGGTTGCAATTGTCACGACTGCTAAGGATGGAATAACAGAGTTTGATTCCATACCAGAAGAATTTAATTGAGTCCCGTTAGAACTATCGTATTCGTCTTTAACAACCTTTAAACCAGCACTTAAAGCAGATGCGATCATGTCAGCACGTGGTAAATCACCACCGTTTGCTGCTTGATAAGCAGTAATACCAGTTTCAATTGCACGTAAGATATATGGCTGGCCATCTTTGCCAATGCTGTCGAAAATATCAACTAATGTTTGTGGGATTGCAGATTCAACAATATTTTCTTTTACTGCGGTGTCATAGCAGCTGTCATACGCATCAACAACGCTTGCATTACTTTTACTACGAATGTTTTGGAAATCAGCTAAGAAACGATTTGTCGCAACAAGCTCGCGTTGCATTGCTTCATATTCTTTCTTTTCGCTTTCAGTCAAAGCCATTAAAAATTACCTCATTGTGCCTTTATGCGGCGGTTGAAATGAGGTAATTTTGCAAGCCCTAAAAAGTGCTAATTTTTTTTGTTCCCAACCTTATTTTTATTAAAAAATAATTTGTTTTACTTGGTATTACGGTACATCCGGCCGCTTATCAAACAGCCCTATATACGCGAGATCATCACGTTTATTAAGTAAGTATTTCACGCCAAAATCGCCAACTAGCGTTTGTCCCTGTGCTCCTACATTTTCCAACCATAAAGCAAAATCTTCACTTAATAGAAGGCACATAATGTCACCACTTTTTAACGTCCACTCGACCGGGTTTTCATACTGCTTAAACAGATCAAGATCATTATCAAAAGGCTCGACATACGCAAGAAATGAAGGCTCGCCGCCATCTACGGCGATTAACCCTCTATTTAGTGCTGCACCTGTAAAACTATCGAGCAATACCATTGCATAACCCTTTTGTTCATAATCTACGGCTTGCTCGTCATCCTCTCCCATGACACCTAAACCGCCCCAGCTGTCATCTAGTCTTTTACCTTGGTTTGTATCTAATACCTTTTTTCCATATACCAGCGCTGGTATAGATGAAGTGGTCGTTAAAACCATTTGCCGAGCCATTCTCCGGCGACCATCTAAAACTTGTTGCGCTATGGAATTAATACTTCCTTTCACTTTCCACCTTCATATAAAAATCAAAATCTTTTTTATCAATTAAACCAGCTCGATAGTTAGACTCTAAACGAGCTATACGCCGTGCCTTTTCATCAAGCTTTCCTTGCTTTTGGGTAACCCTTTTGGCTTCCTGATTGATCCGTTTTGCAATCTTATTTGCTTCAGTGGCCGCACGTGGCTTAATGGTATGTATAGCTTTTTGACCTTGTTCAATTTGTTCATCCAGCATCTTGGCCATTGTTTTAGGAGTAGCTGTATAACGGCGGCCATGCTGCTTAGTTCGGTCCTTTTTAATTGCCATCTGCAAGTACCGCTGGCCTAATGGGGTACGGCAAAATTGAACGGTTCGCAAAATGTGTTTACATGCAATACCGGTTAAATCCGGGTTACGTTCTTTTGGAAAACCAGCTTCCTTCCGGCCGTGCACGAAATTGCCTAGCGTAGCAATGTAGCGATACCAGAATGTAAAACGCTCGCAGTCACACTCAATTTTAACTTTACCGTTGGCCAATCTATTTTTAACCGTGCTCCCCTTTTCTTTTTCTGGTGATAAAACAACACTGTCATAGGCCAGAAATTCAATATTCACCAGGTGATTAAACTTCTTACTGTTGGGACCCGCATTCGTCACAAAAGTTACCGTGCCAGCTCTCCTGGAAACTGGCATAGCAACGTGGATCTCTTTGTTGGCTCTTTCAATATCTTCATGACGAGATAGGCTAATAATTTGCGGCAGTGTAATACCGCCTTTATATAGCGCTCCTATCGTTTCAATATTTTGCTGAAATGCTTGAATGTCCTGAAGTGTAATTAATCTGAGTTCAAGACCGCCAAGGGTTGTTTTTAATGCCCTTTTAAAATCATATTCGCCGTTTACATCATTAGGCCGCAGAAAGACGGGTTTAGACTCGTCATTTTTTTCGGCCAAGTTACGGCGATTTTTATCTTCTTTAAGTCCTTCTAGGGCCTTTTTTTTAAGGCCCGACTCCATGAGAATTTTTCTAAATTGATCAGGTTGGAAAATTTTCATTCCTCCACCTCATATTTTTTTCGCAGCTGCAAAATGTCTAAATATGTGGGGAAATAAAAAGCTTTAAGCGGTAAAAGTTCGTGAGCATAAGAAACGCCACACGCAATTTTTACCTCATCAACATACTTCCAACTTTGATAAAGACGAAAGCTCACAAGCCCTGGATTAGCTACTTCATCAGCTTGAATTTGGTAATAACGCAAGTTGTAAGATTTGCCACGGCGTTGAACGCGCTCAATTAGCTGTCGTAATGCGATTTGATATTCATTTAAAAGCACGGCGTTTCAGCTCCGTTATTAGGCGTTAAGCTGAATTGCTTTATAAACTGTGCTACCCACGATGCATGACACAACGATAGGCTCACTAGGAGAAAGCACTCTACCTAAATCAATTGTAAAGTCTCCATGTGCTACTTCAGTGTCTAATGTGCTGTTATCTTCAAATGTCACTCGAATCGTTGCATTCGCATCAACACTACCTGTAACACTTTGAGCGCCATCTAAAGCAGCTGTAAACGTAGTAATCCCTGAGTTAATAATGTCTAAACTGTAATGCAATTCAACTTGTGCTGAAGCGGTCGAAACAAGAACAGAATCGCCGTCATTTAATGCAGAGGTTAATACAGTATTCCATTTGCCTTGAGCATTACTTAGCACTTCAAAAGCGGTATTTACTCCGGCAATAATGGTGACTTCTGTTTGAGCTTCAGCTGTACCTTCTAAATGTAGAGAATCAATTATTTTTGCAGATAGTTTGAACTCAATATCAGACGGGCCAGTATATGTGACATTTGGTAATGCAATGCCATCAATCGAAATTTCAACAATGGCATCTGTAGGTAATCCGGCAACGAGATCCACTTTCCATACACCACTAGCACTAGCCATTGTTGTAAATTCACCATATTTAGGCGTTTTTATTAAGATATTGGCCATTGGGGAAGACGTACCAGCAACAAATTGACCGGCTGCCTGGTCCAGCTGTACGTTTATTTTATAAAAGGTTTCACTTTGAGTAAGGGAATGTTGGTCATTTAAGCTTACAAAGATACTTACGATATCCTGGTGCAATAACGGCGCTGTTAGCTCGATAGCCCACGATAAATCATTTGCTGCAATCGCCTGATATGTCTGTTCACCAATCGCTACATTTACTGTTGCACGTACATCTTCGACCGTTCCTGTAATTCTCTGGCCATCATTTGAAATATCAAATGTAAAACCTTCGTTTAATGGCTCTACCGGTTCTTCTCGTTCGATATTAAACACAATAAATGACGTATCAAGAGTAGTGTCATCCACTAGAATTTTATTAGTACCAAATTGAAGCTGTTTCTCTACATCTAGTTGGTAATTCCAGGTGCTATCACTTTCTGGCAATACACGAACTGAGCTGTCATCTTCAAAAATTATTCGTACAGTGCTATCAATTGGCGCCGTCCCTTTTAAAGTTTGGGTTACGGCGTCATAAACGGCTGTTAAATGGGCCTGATCTGTATCTATGGCATCGTTAGAAGAAGAATATGAAAAAGCTTGTGTACCAAGTAAATTATTGGCCGTATTGAGAATACGCTTAATGGTTTTATCGTTAATGTCGCCCTTTGCTTCAATATGATAAGTTGCGCCGGCTGGCAAACTCACAGTATGTTTTGCTTCTAAAATTAATTCTGCACCATCTGAAAATGAGGTTTCATTCACAACGGTTTGACGATCTGAATTAATAGTTGTAGTAACTGTGTGCTTTAGTTCTTGGCCAAAATCCATAACTCTATCCAATTAAAAGAAAGAGTAATTTTGAATAGTGGCCAAAGGTGTGATTTTTTTTGTTCCACCTTCGCTGGATTATATTTTTTTGAATAACCTAAAAACGAAAAACCCCATTCAAATAAATGAACGGGGTAATTCACCGGTAACCGGGTGCTAATGTAGAAGCGTGATTCTCACGGCTTCGAGTTACGAAACCGTTTATCTCAGTGGTCAACTACTAGCTGATGGGGGTATCATAGGAAAATTATCAAATGATGTCAACCGTCACATATCATGCCGAATACAATAACTTACACTTCTCTTTCTAATGTAATACCACAACAACGACTATTAATGTTTGAAAAAGTTTTTCAAACAACAGATCCAATCGAAGTGCATGGTGCATATATTTGGACTGTGAAAGTAGCTGCTAGTTTACTCCCTTTATTAAGTACGTTTGAAGTAGCATTGCGAAATGCCATACATACGTGTGCTACCAAAAATATTGGCCTTGATTGGTATGATATTTTAGAAACAAAAGTAAGAACTAAATTTCATCATGGCCAACGAGATCAAAACAATATTAATTGGCACTTTGGAGAAGTGAAAAGAATCAAACAAAAGATTGCTGGGAAAACACCGCCTAATGGCTTAACAAAACACGATTTACTAGTAGCAAAAATGGATTTTGGCTTTTGGGATAATCTACTAAGAGAATGCTTTTCTAAAAACAATTATTCAAAAGCGTTATGGCCAAAGTATTTAAATGATGTATTTCCTAACTTACCAAGAAACCATACAAACTCCATAATTCAAAGAGAAGTCTCATCTTTGCGAGAGTTGCGAAATGAAATCTCTCACCACTCACCAATCTGGAAAAAAACGAATGTCGTTGATGACATTACGGCTATTCAATTTATTAATTCTCAAATTGATAAAATTATAGAAATGATTAATTGGTTGTCTAAAGATGCTGTTAATTGGCTTGAGGTCCACATGCTACAAGCAGAAGCAAGAAGGATTGCAACCAAAGAGTTTCTATATCTTTGCCAACGCAAAAATATGCAAAATATGGAAATAAAGTGTAGCACTTTTAAACGTCAAATCACTTCCAAGCTGAAAGCATTAGACAAAGATGCCTTCACTCTAATTAAACATAATGAAAAATGCCTATATGTGCTGACCAAAATTTCAGTTCGCTAATTTTCCATAAATTAACCGGGGTAATGATATCGCTACCCCGGCAAATCTTTTATAACGCTGTTATTTTTACTGAAGCACTCCCAGCTTCACCTGATTTACCATTATTTAATTCAGGTGTTATCGTATCTGGTAAACCAAAATCACCTACAATTAATTCAGCCGTAAGAGCTTCTGCCGAATTGTTTTCTAAAACAAAATGGATATGGGCGCCTGAGCCACCTCCACCCCCATAACATCGGTGTTTACGAGTCTCAACTGTATATCCCCCTTCTCCACCAGCTCCAAACTTCCAACGTGTCGAACCTCCACGTGTGTCTCTATTACACCAATCATGCGCCGTTTCAAGACGTGCTTTATCTCCATCAGACTGTGAAAGAATTTTTGCATTACCTAGTTTTTCTACGTTTGCCAGCCCCCCGTTTCCAGCCACTCCTTGTAAATAGGCTGAACCATTATTCCATGCCCCTCGTGTGCCTCCTTCCCCTCCACCAGCAACAATTTTTAGTGAATTTGATATGGTAAAAGATGTATTTTCACCGTTATCCATTTTCTTCCATTCTGCAACATAGTTTGATGCCCAAAGGGAACCAGCACCAGAACCACCCGCCCCAACAAGGTGTACTTCTGCCTTACAATTTGCTGGTATGATAATTTCGTAAGTTCCAGCTCGGTATAAATTAATATCCCCTTCTTGAAGAAAAACAGCCCAACTCACTTTTCCGGTATAACCCACCCTATTTGTACCTGAACGGTTATAAACATTAATATCAAACCTATCTTTATATCTCGTTGTATCCCAAGCTTCATGTACTCCTTCAGGAGTTACTAGGACAACTACATTTGGATCAGTAAAATCAATAGATTGCCCATCAGGACGATTAATTGAAAAGGTTCCTATTTCAGATACACCTGCCATAAGCAGATAAGGAAAAAATGACGGCGGTGTTAGATCAGTACCATCTTTGGGTTTAAAAACTGCATAATTTACTAACCCTTGATAACCAATTTGATTTGTACCTGAGCGATTATAAATTGTCGCATTAAAGCCTTCTTTTGTTCGATTTAAAGACCAGGCTTCGTGTAATCCTTCAGGGGTAATCAAAATTGCCGCATTTTCAAAATCTATTGTTTTGTCTAAAGGCTGTTTTATTACAAGCTGTCCTGTTGAATTAATAACTCCCTTCATCTCTAATTCAGGAAGTGATGAAATAGCGACTGGTGAATCTGAGGCATCGGACAAAACAGCCCAATTTAAAGGTCCATTGAAACCTACACGATTTGTCCCGGAACGCGAAAAAATATTAATCCCAAATGAATTTTCTAAACGAGAGATTGACCATGCCTCATGCGCTCCTTCTGGATTGACCAGAATTGCGTCAATATTTGCTTTTAAGTTCCCCTTAAAGTCTTCAACTGAAATTGTATTAATAGAACCTACATTTCTACGGCCAACATAAAGTGGTTTGTCAAACAAAGTTGTAAATAGATCAATTAATTGTCGCACTTGAATTATATAAGATCGAATAATTGCAGCTACGTTTAGTCGCATTGCATACTGATCATGGGGGTTAAATTCAGATAAATGGGCGCGCAATATGTCCATTATGTATTTCTTATATTGCGGGTGAGGATCCTTATGCTGAAGGTGCAAGGTTAGTAAAGCTTGAAGTAATTGCTCTTGAGGTGAAAAGGTTAATTTGATCTTTTTATTAGGTAAATCTTCAGCTAAAGCAATTGAAATATTAAAAGAAAAAAAACTCCCAACTTCAGTTTGAAAAATATAACCTTCGGACTTGGCCAAGACGGCGACCAATATTCCTTTTTCATCATAAACACCCAACTCAGATACTTTTTTTGTATCGGATAGTTGCCCCATCGCAGTGAGCACTAAACAATGACTATCCTGGTCTACATAACCCCCAATAAGTGGAAAGTCTGCCCATTTTTGCGCTAGTTCTTCAGTATGTGCCGAATGTTCATAGTTCCCTGAACCAAGGCCCACATGTGAGAAAGAAATATTAAAGCCGCTACCTAAGTAATCCAACATAGATAAGCGGCCAGCATCAGTTAATGTAAGAATCAGATAATCAGACATAAATAAATATAGGTTTATAGCTTGGCTTTATTATTAGCTTTGACAGAAAACCTATATTTTTTTGTTCCCAGTTATACCTCTCTGCTCAAAATCACAAAAGAAGGTCCACCATCATCGCCAGATAAACCCCATCCGGTATGACCTTTGCCGTTATCCCCAACAACTAAATCGAATACCACTGTTTCTTGGCCATAGTTCGTATATTCCACTAGCAGATAACCACCTGAGCCGCCAGAACCACCATAAGACCAGCGCTCTTCACCAATACCCCATGAACCGGCACCACCAGCGTTTGTTACATCAAGACCTGAATCAAAAGAAGTGGCCACGGCGCCAATTTGTCGTTCCCAACGTGTCGTAATAACCGCATCGTTTCCGTCTACATTTTTTAAAACAGTAAATCCGGTTGTAAGGTTTTCGATAATGTTTTCACCGCCTTCACCTGGTGCACCGTTAAAGTAATGTGAACCATTACCCCAAGCGCCCCCAGTCCCGCCTTTACCACCTCCGGCCGTAAACTTGGTTGTTCCAAGCGTTAAAATTGTGTCTTCTGCATTAGTACCATTCGCCCAAATGGTTACAGGTGTATAAGCAGAACCGCCACCACCGCCACCACCAGCGTACATTGCAAAATTAACAGTTTTACCTGGCTGAACCTCAATTTTATGGGTGCCTTTATAAAATACTGTGCGTTGCACTGGTTTTGTTGTGATGAAAACAGCCCAATTTACAAGGCCGCTATATCCAATTGTGTTTGTCCCGGAGCGTCCAAACACTTCGACTTTAAACCCATCTTTCTGCCGGGTAATAGTCCAAGCTTCATGAGCACTTTCCGGAGTAATAATTGGTAAGTATGTAGGATCTGTAAAGTCGTGTCCTTCAGGAGCCGGAATTAAAAATGAACTTCCTGAAGCAACCCCAGTAATTAAATTGAAGGGGTATTTATCCCGCTGAAGTGCTGCGTTGTTCGCTTTGAATAGTGACCAATTCACCCGGCCATTATAGGCAATACGATTAGTCCCGGAGCGCGCCCAAATGTTTATATTAAAACTTTCAGCTATACGGGTAACTTCCCATGCTTCATGAGTGCCTTCAGGTGTCAGTAGCAACACAACCTCATTGGTGTTATATGCCAGCGTTTCCCATGCTTCACGTAAAATAGTGAGCTTTTCTCCGGCCTCAAATACCCCTGACTTAATCTCATTGGCCAGTTGATTAGTTTTGGCCACAAATCCACGTTTTAGTAATGTGCGTTCAGTATCAATAATCACATAATCAGAATGGCCAGCATACGCAATATTATTTGTCCCGGAGCGATTAGTAACTGTTGTACTAAATCTTGCAGTCTCTCGAACTGTAGACCAGCCTTCGTGCTTAGCTTCAGGGCAAAAGTGGTAAACAATAGATCGACCTGACCAGGAATAATTAGCACCCTTACGGCGTTCAGCTGTCACAGTTTCAGTAGTTGCATAACCAGCCTGAAGCAATGGTGGAAATAGGTATTCTGTTAATCCCAGTAATAAGCCAATCTGATTATCCAGCTTCTTAGTCTCATCTTTAAGAAATGACTTTAATGCATATTGCGGGTGTGGATCTGGTTCATTGATGTGTTGAGTAATAAGCTGACCAGCAAACACTTTGTACTGCGGGTGTGGATCCTCTTGAAGCGTATGCTGTTGCATAAGCTGGGTGGCAATTCCCCCTTGGCCATCTAAAACAATGTCAATATTATCGGCGCCCACTGCATTTAAAACTAATCCAAAATTCGCAACATAATCAATGCCAGGATAGAGACGGAAAAAACCACCTTCAGGTTTTGAAGCTACCGCAAAAAGCACACCAGTTGAAGTATATAAACCAATTTCACTCACTTGCTTTTCATACTGAAAATTCATAATCAGCATCATGCGAAGGGTGAAAGAATTAATTTCTACTCCACCAGCTGAAATACCATTCTCAGTAAACGGCGCTGCTAACGCCGTTCTATCTGTTGTAGGTACATATTGGCCAGCGCCTAAAACCACTTTAGAAATAGAAAGCTTTATATTTTTTTCATTCGCATCTAGCTGGGCATTTAAACCAGCTTTGGTCACAACAAAATCAATATTTTCAGACATGCACATAACTCGATAAAACATTATGCACATTGTCCGATTGCGTGATTTCGGCTTATTTTTTTGTTCCACCTCAATCTATATCTTCAGCAATTGCTTTTAAATCATTTACGTTTTCTTGTTGAGTGGTTTGCGGTGTCGTTGTTTCCTGTCCATTATCTGTTTTAGCCGGGACTTCTTCTTCATAGCCATCATAAGCCGGTGTGAAATTAATCCCTTCCATGTACATGAATGCCAACGTATCAATCATATCGGGTGATGTAAGACCCTTACGGCGCATTTCTTCTTTTGATAAAACCTTATACCGGCTTTTCTCATCAAACACATAAGGTAGGCGTGTAATTTGTTCTTCTAATTTACCCCGGTGACGTCTAGTGTGGATCTTGATGCGTCCTTGGTCCACCGCCCTGGCTAGACAAACGTTTGCTTGTGAACGTTTATTAACATATAGCTTTTTGTTGACGTTCTCAAAGCACTCGCCGCCCCAAATAATTTCCCTAAAGTAAATACCTAGGGATCGTAAATGCTGAGCCAATCCAATACCGGCGCCGTTAGCATCCAATAAGATAGTGATGTTTGGATAGCGCAATATACATTCTTCAATAACCCCGGTCATAGCATGAATATCTGCCCGGTTATTACATAGCGGTATGTCAACTACATCAATACGCCGTGCATAGTCACCATAAGAAGCATGGCCCCAAACTTTACCTACCGTTATACAGCTATCATCACGGCCTACCCCGCCACCCACATCGACAGAAAGAAAATATCCAAAATGCTTATGTTTTTTCTTAATAGCCGCCCGCTTGTCATACATCTTGGCGGCCATGCTTTGAGTCACTAAGAACTCATTCGCCCGGTCTGGGAAAAGCCCCCGGATACGAATCATGTATTGTGGATCGTCACGTGACCCATATTGCATGAGCGATTCTTTTAATTTTTTTATCGAGACAATCGGCGAATGTTCGCCGTTAAATACAAGTGAGTTCCATACCCCGCCCACTTTTATTGATAGTTTATGATGCGTATCAAAGAAGAAGCCACTTGAACGCGCTGTCTGTGATGTTAAACACGCCCGGTTGTTTGCATGGGTTAACGCACCCATTGCAACATCCATAATAGCGTCTTCAATACCGCAAGCTTCATCCCCCCAAAGAAAATAGTTGTCGCCGTGCTGTCCGGCTAAGTTTGTGGGTTGATTTTTTGGTGCTGTTTTAGCAATTACATGCCAAGTTTTTGCATATCCCTTTACATATACTGTTTCGGCAAGGACCGTCACATAATCAGCAAGCCAAGCCAGGTGCGTTGTCTTCATCCTGGCCAAACAGATAGAAATCTCTTTCCAAACGAGTTTACGTAGCTGGTCAATCTGCGGTGCCGTAAACATCATTACTGATTCTTCAAAAAACAGCAGATGCCAAAGCGCAATAATTCCGGCAGAACGTGTTTTCCCTGTATTGTGCAATACAGTTTTATCACCGGAGAGAAATTTTTGATTCCCGGTCAATGTAAAGCCGTAGTAACGCCCCTCTCCCAAGGGTTCCACTGAAGAAATACTAAATTTAAGGGTTCGTTGATCGCTTGTTGTTTTGTAGATAAGGAAACGGCGCTTTTTTTGTTCTGACCACTGCAAATAGTTCCGAACAATAACTTTTACTTTTCTGTATTTATATTTGCCAGAACGTCCGGCCAGGCACAAGATATGAGATTCATTGAATACATGGCCATCGCCATTTGAATAATTGAACTTATAAAGATTCTCTACTCCCCGTATGAGCTGAATGACGCGCCGTTTAGATTTATGGTCGTCCCCCATGAGCAAATCATCTGTGCGAATATTTTGGACTGGTACAACTTCACCAGTGGCCAACATAATCGGCGTATCTCTACCAAAACAGCCATGCCCGGATGCAACTGAAGTACGACTACCATCCCGCGCAACTGATAAAAATAGCAATTGTTGTTGCCAAGTTACCGCTTGACCAGCCGCCTTGGTCATATTCAGACCTTCAACGGCGAATCTTGTAATGTCATAGCGATAACGAAGACAAGCCGCTTCCCATTCTGGAAGCGACTTTAAATCCTTTAACATTAAAAAAGACTCATAACCGGAGGGCTACAAGTCTATTTAGGCGAAAATGAGCCTATTTTTTTTGTTCCACCGTTCTAATTCAAACAGTTAGATAGAAAAAGGCTCATCTAAATCGTGGCTATCCGGCTCATGCTCCACGCCTGTAAAATCTTGGTGCAGCTGCGTTGCAAACATAAAGTTGCTTGTCGATCGCATAGCGCCCCAGCAAGCAAGCAATACACATATATGACCGTTAGACGTTTCTGTCGATAGTTCCCAAATCGCGCCGGTATTAATATCTAATTTACGTGGCTGAAGCACACTGTCAGGACTATAACGGCCTTGTACTTTTGGGTCCATCGTAAGCAACTTATCTCGGTCTTTAGAACGATATGCACGAACCACTTCGTTTAAATGCTCTTTCTCAATATAAAGTAAGTTCCAATCGTCTAAATCTGGCGAATCTGTAATGATGAGTGTCTTATTTCGTCTTAGCTTATCCTTGACCATTTCAACAATAGAACGTTCACGCTTAACCGGTTTAAAAGGTTTTTCATCACTGATATAAAGCTGACCGCTCGCCACATCTAAAACGGCAATCAATCGAGTTGGAGCTTCTTTATATCCGCTAACTCGTACATCAAGAATTAGTTTGTCGCTCATTAGATTTTCACTCGCTCAATGGTTCGTTCGCCTGTCTCTTTATCAGCTTTAGCGCGCATTACGCTTGTTTGGTCCGCTGGACTATATAAATCAGCTTCAACAATTACAGACCATTCTTGAGTATCACCTTCAGGAGTATCGACTGGATCTCGTCCATCTAAATCTACCCCCTCCCCGTAATCTTCACTTCCATCTTCATTCCGTAGACCAACAACTTGAGGTAATAACCCAGCAACTTGAAAATCCACCGTATTAACGGCCATATTGCTTTGGCCAGTGGGGACTTTATCCGGGTACAAAGAGTTTTCGATTACCGTTAATTCCCAATCATCAGTCACGCCCCCGCCCAGGTCATACGTGGCCATGAAACGCCGTTTAAAGTCATCTTGCATGTACGTGCAAAACTGATTTATGACGCTTTGAGACGTATCACCTTCAGCACATACAAAAGCCAGCTGTACGCGATACTGGCGCGCAACTGTGCGGAGCTTGATAGGTCTATTCAATGGGTCCGTTGGAACCATGGTATTAAGCCAATAAGGAACACCTTTAATGGCTGAGATTTCAGGCGGGCTTACCATGTTATCTAAAGCAATGATCATTACTGGTAACGGCGCCACAAAGCCTTTATCAGTCTCTTGTTGGCGGTATTTCGATAACATCGTATCTATATCGTCAATCATGCGTGAAGGAGCAACAACTATCGCGTTGCGTACTTCAAGCTTTTTCCAATAATCAAAGGCTTTCGTATCAGGCATTGCCCATTTATGAAAGTCGATTAGGACTTTACCAATAGCCTGTTTTACCGATTCTAGCGGCGATTTTCGTGTGTCATCCCATGTGTTAATAGTCATTAGCGAATACCCAAAAAGCCGCCAAATTTACTCATCATTTGATCGGCCTGTTTTTCTGGTTGAGTTTTATTCTTTTCAGATTCAGCAATTGGAATGCTTAAAAAACTACGTGCTTCTTCAAATTGCTGATCAAAATTTAGGGTGTTTGAGTATAGAGAGTTGTCATATTGATCTAATGTAATTTGCTGAGTCTTTTGAACACGGCGAGCCGTTTGTCTTTTTAACCGGTTCAATTCACGTTCGGCTTCACGCGCACGTTTAGACATTGCCTGAAGATATTCATAGTCTTGGTTAGAGGAATGAATACTGTCATATAGAGTAATAATCTCAGCTTCAAGCATTTTAGTGATGACTGGCATCATTTCACCGCCTGAAGCTGAATCGAACAATCCTATAGAGGCATTTTCAAGAAAGTTTGGTGAAAATACATAATCAATCCCAGCAAATATATTTGGTTTTAAAACAGGACCATCTACAAAATAATTTACTGCCGTTGAAAATCCACCAACCTTTGCCTTGTATTGACGATAAACATGTTCGCCAGCTTCATTTTCATAAAACTCTTGGCGGTGTATAACCGTTCCATCATCTAAAGCTTTTAAAGATACTGTGCGAATTGCTGGTTCAAGATAAATTGTTCGCCCATCAATAATTACAGACTCAGGCGGTCTAATACCATATAACTGTCTAATTTGATGGCCACAAAACCCCTTAATATCTCCGGCGTCCACTTCCTCTTGCATGACGCGAGAATTAATTTTATCAATCATGGACTGAACATCCACATTAGAACGATCCTTACCAGTTAGGACCCGTCCCGTATCCTTTAAGTTATATTCAAGTTTTTTCGTAATCCGTGAAGCCATACTTTCACCATTAAAATAAATAACTGCTTCATTTTGCTGGTGGCCAAACTCCCGAAATTTTATTGTTCCCAAAACACAAAAAGGCCGATTATTTAAACCGGCCTTAGTCAATCTATGTATTGTGCAATACAGTTTAGAATATGAGATCAACTCCAAAAGTATAGGTACTGCCATTGGCGGCATAATCTGTTATTTCTGTTTGCGTCATCAAACGTAATTGATCAAAAGTAGCCGTTCGCTCGATTTTGCTTTTAACCTTTCCTATAACGTATACATAATCTTCATGTTTTGGGTGTTTGTATGCTTCCAAAATTGTATAAGGCCCTTCTTCAGTACCAGATGCTTTGAAAAACATCACCCATTGACCTGACTTAAACTTAGGTTTTACTTCTTTGTACTTCAATTCTTCATAGTAATTCTTTCGCATATATGCATTTCTTGAAGGTTCTAGCAACTGTACTCTAAGCGTATGCATTGCTATAAAAGCTTCTAATGGTATATAGGGAAAAGTTTTAAAGTTAATACTCATTTATATATTTACTCATCTACATATTTACTCATTTGAGTAAATTAAATAATCAATGATTGCTGCCATTAACAACGGCCTTAACTTGGTGAGTATGGAATACACCAGTTTCGCCGTTGGCCATATCTACTTCAATGCAATTATTTCCACGATAGCCGCCAATGGTTCCAAAAAGTGAGGTTGGACAATTTCCTATAATGTGGTCCACCACATCCGGTAAAACCTCAACTTTGGCCCCGATAATGAGAGCCGCATTTAGTTTGCGTTGGCTTTGGCCATAATCCTTAAAGCTCATTTTTACTCTGCCCGCCAGCTATAAATTCGTCTTGCACGTTCTTCGCCTTCTATTTTTGAACTAGGCGTTACAACTTCCATTCCGGCCTGTATACAAGCCATTTCAATACGTGGATCCTTTACTTCAAATAAGCATTCTTCAAACGGTAATTTATTATGTTTGGCAACACCTACTGGTGAAACCATTGTTGAACGTGCACGGAGAAAACCACCCTTAACGTAATATTTATATCGTTTTTGAGAGATTAAAACTAAAAGCTCTTGAATACGGTTTTCATCAGGGAAACGATTGTTATATGTATTCTCTGTGAAATGACGATGTTTAATGGTCGGTTCAGAACCTTGACTCATTTCAGACCAAAATGTATTGCCGTTATTATGATTAAAGCGATTGTGCTTTAGTCTTTTTCTTAAATAAGTCATTTTTGATTTACCCCAAGTAAGTGTAAGTGTTAGATACAAACTGTTTAATAATTTTGAAATTAGGATCATGGCTGAAGTAGTTACTCACTTCGTCTTCAGCTCTATAAGATTGAAGCGCAATAACTGAGTAATTGAACTCCCCCATCGTGCATTTAATTCTGAAAAGAAAATGTACTAACGGCGCGTTTGGGTTCGGCATGTCTATGCTTCCCCAAAGGAATCGCGTTTAATTCCGATCTTTTCTAGGTCTTTTAAAAAGTTGCTCATCTGGTCCTCTTTCTGACCGATCCATTGCGCCGTTTCCAGGTTGCCCGCCTTTGGCTCTATTTCAAGTAATGCAATTTTTGCATCCTCTCTAGCTTGGGCTTCAATCTGGCGTTTTTGATATTCTGTTAAAACTTCACTACCGCTATGCCAGGTAATAAATTGTTCCGGGTTGTCAAATACAGGTGTGTTCATATCCAGTTTGTTTCTGTCGTAATTTCCTAAACGTTCATTAATACGCATCCATTGGTTTGCACGATTTGAACGTTCAAGAAGAATCATTGCACCAGCACAATGTTGTTGTTTATGGCGCGGTTTATGGGTTGTTTTGTGACAAGGAAAACTTTCATCTTTTTCGTAAAGACTCTCAATAATCCCCTGAGCGCGTTCTTCACCTAACCAGCCGCGCTGACAATCAACGTCATTCTTAAAAGGGCAGTCTTTACAAGGTTTTGTAAGGCTAATTTCCATAGTTACACTCATTAAATACTCAAATACACATCTACATAAATATATAGATACTCATTTGATTGTCTTTCAATGCTATATCGAAACGGCGTTAAAGCTTCCCCAGTAAATACAATGCTTTAATGTTCTGAAAGATAGGTTCTTTCTACTATTCCGATATAGTTTTGATTAGATGTTTATCTTGTGACTATAATTCTATAGCCAAATAACTATAAATACTATAGCTAAACTATAAAAATATAGATTATTGATTAGAAAAGGCCCAAAAGAGGGCCTTTACTCTATGCAAGCATTGGTCTTGCGCCTAAACCTCCGGTTGTAGCGTGAACAATATCCCGATCAGCTGGATTTTGAGAAATAATATCATTTGCTGTACTGGCCATTAGGGTAGGTTGGGGTTTGCTATTTTCACGGCGTAACACATTAGGAGCGTCTGGAATATTAGTAGGGGTTACACTTGGTGAATTTGAAACATACAACGGTTTAGTTTGATTTGTCCGTGTAGCGCTGTCAGCACTAGCCCATAGCTTTTTCGGTCCTGGAGCTGCATTGGGTGTACTCTGAGGTGATGTTGGTTGTTTAGCATCATACGTTTTAGTAGCTGGCTTAATTACCGTTACTTTACCCGGTACTAGGCCTTCTTTTTGTTCAATAGCATTAAGGAATCTTTCCCTTTCTTCAGAGTTATAGTCACCCATTCGCTTATTAGAGCCAACGGCTTTTAATACATGTTGTTGATACGCTTTAGTGTTGTTTTCATGTTTTGGTGCATATTTTTCTATTGCTGCCATCATGTCCAAGTCTTTGTATCCGCTACTATCAAAAAGCAGTTCCTTTTTAGCTTTTCGACCAGCTGCGAATGTTGGAAACGCTGCAAATCTTTTTGTTCCTTTACTGCCCTCTGAATCTGTTAGGTCTACATGGCCACGTGATTTTGCGAATTTACCATCTTCAATATTACCAGGGTTTCGGTTGCGCCAATTCCAAGTACCCTCTTGTTTAATAACCGATCCATCGGCCAGCTGTACAACGTTATACCCTGCCCCTGTCTCTAACACTTTTGTAATTGGAATTTCATTATTGGGATTATAGCTAGAAGGTGCGCCGCCACTCGCTCCATTACCGGGACCACTTTCATAACCACCACCTCCACTGCCACCACTACCACCACGGCGATAGCTGGCCAGCATAAAGCCGCCGCCCATGCCTCCCATTCCTAAGCCAAGTTGTGCGGTACTCAATGTACCTTTAACCATTTTGTTAATACCGTCTAAAGTCTCATTCCATGTTTTAACAATAGTCCCTCCAATATCACGTTGCTGAAGGGTATCTGTCCATTTTCCAACTTTCTGGCCAATAGTATCGCCGATCCATGATCCGACTGTTGCCCCGGCTACTGTTCCCACTGGCCCTGCTAAACTACCAATAGCTCCACCGATCCCACCGCCGACCATAGAGCCAATACCTCCCCCGCGCTCCTTGTTATCCATGTCGCCCCATTCTGAAGCAAGCATAGCGCCACCTAAAAGTGATCCAACTAAAGGAATGCGACCAGCGAAGCGACCTAACCTCCCAGCTATGCGGCCAAGCGGTCCCCTTCTCCGGTTTCTATCTGGATTGCGTCTAGTTTCCTCATCAGGGTTTCCACTTCCGTTAGGTGGCGGTGGATTACCCCGTTGATTTCTGTCTCTATCTGGCACCGGAACGGGAATAGGTCCTCTACGGCCCCCATTTCCTCTATTTCGGCGATTTCGATCATTACCACCATTACGACCACCGTTAGGCAATAAACTCGCTAATCCGAGCTTTCCTAGCAAATCAGCTAAGCCGTTATGTCCTTGTCGATTTACAGCATCAATTAATTTTCTGAGTAGTTTTCTTTCTTCACTGTTATGGCGATCAACATCGGTGTAATGCTCTTGCTGAGCACGGGGAATATCTTCACTACGTTTATTGCCTTTTTTAAACAGCCAGGTTGCACTCCGGCCCATAAAACTTAATGCACGTTGTGCTGGTGCAACTATTGAGGTTAGTTCACGAACGGCGTCAACTGTCGGGTCAATATGACTTACATCAGCGTTCAGGCCTAATCTTGATAAATCTACGCCACGCTTAATAGCATCCGCAAAATTAAGATCATTAATATTGTTCGCTCTGGCCACAAAGCGGCCTTTTGAATCTCGTCCGGGCTGGTTTTCTCTTGCACCTACGCCTTCAGTATTTCTAACACGGCCGCCAATAGGATTGACTTGTCTTGTGTTCCCTTTTCTCTCACCAGCTGAAGTATTACTCGTGTCTCTTGTTCTAGGTCCACCAGCATTGGCCCCTACTTTAATATTTGAACTTGTAGTTCGG